TAACTTTTATATCTTTAATTTTTTGTGTAATTTCATTGTTAACAACAGATTCTATATCTGTTTTTGTTGTAAATTCAAATCCACTAACTTCACTTAATTCTTCTCTATATAAACTTCCATCATCACCGAACATAAGAGTGTTGCTATATTTTCCAGTAGCATCACGTAAATCATAATATCTACTAATGCCACTACTTGTTCTGTTTACACTTTTTACTTTTATAATATCTTGACTTATACCTAGAGGGCCTACATTATAATCTTCACCTGTAATTAACCTATTTTGTGTATAGTAAGTACTAGGTGCATTTGTTTTTATACTTGCATTAGATTCTGTTGCGTTTGCATTTTCAACAGTATATTGTAATTCTAAAATTATGTTTAAAGTTTCTACTTGTCCTGCACGTGAAAAATACGGTATCTGCACGTTTATGTTTGTCATATCACTAGGATAAATTCTATAATTTTCATTATCGCTAGTTCTATAATATACCTTAAATGTGCCCTTAGGTAAATCTCCAAAGGTGCCGTCGCTAAATGTCAAACTAATTCTATCACTAATTTTACTTTGGACGGTGTAAATTGTTTTAATATTTTTTGAGATACTATTATAGATGATATTATTACCTTCTACTGCGTCTACTTTTGTCCACAACTGATCTTCAAATTGATTAGAATCTAACTTGTAAAGCCAAACATCTGAATTGTTAATATTATCAGTATCAACATTTACAATAGTATTTGGTGTTGGATTTGCAAGAGAAAAGGTGTTATCTTTTAAATTGCCTTGTTTAAAATGCATAAAAAATCCAGTGTTACTATTGCTTGCACCTTGACCGCTATCTCTGTAGAGTATACTAACTTTATTTCCTTGTAGTGGTGGCTCTTCAATTATATCTTGTATATCATCATTTATTTCAGCACTGGTTATTTCAAATTGACGAGTTTTTCCATCAACTTTTTTTGTAAAGGCATATATAGGAATATCTGTATTTGCTGCATTAAGTTTGTATTGTTCGGTTTGTATTCCATTTATTTTACTTTTTTTGATAGGTCTGGTAAAATTATTAAGTGTGGGCATTGAAGCGTTTATAATTTTAATAAATTGCTCATACCAATTTCCGTTAGTATCATCATTCCAAATAACTGTTTGGTTTGCTAAATTATTATTGCTGCTATCAACAATGTCTTCAGTTGTGCTTACACTTACAATTTTAAGTAACCCACTAGCAGGAACGTTTCTACTAGCATTATAACTGATTAATCTTGCTAAACGGAGAATGCTTTCTCTACGTTCAGCAGTTTCAATAAAATTTTCTCTTGCATTTAAGTCAGTACGATATGCAAGATTTTGTCCTAAAAATGCAATTAAATCAATAAGTGCAACATATTCAGAACTTTCAATATAGTCAGTAAAATCTTCAGGGTAGTTTTCCCTTATATAACTAATCATAGTTCTACGTAAATTATCAAAGTCGTAACTTTGGAAATCTGCGTATTTGAAACTTTGATAGATTTTTTTCCAGTCTTCGGTTAAAAGAAGTCTATTTTGTCTATCCGTACTTGACATATGCCACAATCCTTATGTTATGTAATATTTACCTGATTTAATTATATGCGCATATTAAAGTAAACCTGCTTCTTGGTCAAATTTCAGACGCAAAGTTTCGCTAATACTATATTGTAAATAGGTTAATGAACAATCAATTTGTATACCACTTTCGTATGTGTCAACAATTACACTATCTACATTCACACGAGGATCGTAGTTGATAATTTGTGTAACATTTTTTATTATGGCTTCTTTTAAATCTTCTGTAAATGGTTCAAATAAAATATCCCAGATGATTGAACCAAACTCTGGATTTTCAAGTTTTTCGCCTTGCCTAATGTAAAAATGATTTATAATATCTTGTTTAATACAGTTGATATCATATATTTTGAATGATTTAGGATTGGCTACTGTGCTTATACCTCTATACTGTTTACTAACCACAGGCTTATTGTTTTCCGGTGAGGAAATTGTTATTCCTTTATAAAGAGATGCATCATTTGTAGCCATAACATATTTATCCTATAATAATTTCGCCATTATACACTCTACGTGCATATTCACTTACACCTAATCCCGATGCAAGTATTTGAGATTGTAAAAAAGTTGGATTTTTGCCTGTTGCTTCGACTAATTGCGAAAATTCATTACTTTGATTTAACAAAGTATTGACTGTGTAATCATTGGTTTTAGAAGGCAAATCTGCAAGTTGTAATTCTACAATTTGTCCATTTACACATTTAGTCACATTTCCATCTACTTCATTTGACAATGTGTTTTTAAAACCCCATCTTCCGTTGTTCTTTTTAACTAAACATTTACGCATTTCTTTACTTGCTCTTTTTGCAGACTGAGAAAGCGCACGAAATGCAGGATCATTTAATTCTTTAGTTCTATTTCCTAAGCGTTTGCAACTGTTAGAAATGTTTTCTAACTGGGCTGCTGGATTATCACGAAATTCCATATTTCGTCTTATTGTATTTTGGTTTTGATTACTTACTTTTGGTTTTCTTAACTTTTTTCCAATTATATTTGCACCTACACCTAAGACAACACCACCTAAAATTTGTTGTCCACTAACTGGCACACCTCCAATCGAAAATCCAATATTTTTACTAAAGGAATCTAGGTCTTTGTTTACTTGACCCAATACAGGTCCTACACCTGGAATTTTTGTTAAACCTTCACCAATGTCTCCAGTTAGTTTTCCTACTGCATTTCCTAAAGAGCCTGCAAAATTATTCATTGCATTTCCTAATCCTGGACTTAAACTAGATGTCACAGCACCAAGTGCTCCTGATATAGCACTACCTGCTAACATATTACCTATTGAACTACCAAATATGTTAGGTGATAAACCAGACCCTGTACTACTTAAACTTCCTTGTACACCTTGCAAATAAGTGTCAATTGTAATTTCTACTTCTTCATCGGTTACATCTTTGATTACTGTGTCTGCTGGCAAAAGTTGCGTTCTACTAGCGGGCAATCCTGCAAAACTAAATCCTGATTGTGCTAATCCTCCACCTATGGCTTGTCTAAAGAAATCTCCAATGCCTCCTGGTATTTGATTTAAAGCATTATTAATTAATCCACCTGCAATACCTTTTACAACTTGTCCTAAACTCTGACCACTTAACAATCCTCCGACTGCTGCACCAACAACCGGGGGCATCCTACTTACAACATTTCCTATTGCTTGGTTGGCAACACCTCTTACTGTTTGATTAAGAGCAGTTCCTGCTGCCTTTGATATGCTGCCTCCAATTGATTTGAAAATGCCCATTATTCTTCTCTTCCTAATAACTCATTAATTGGAGTTCTGTCTGTAGGTGCACCTCTATCTTCATAATGAAAATCTTGACTGCTTGTTTCAATTGCTTCTGTCTTATCAGGTGTTACCTCAGGCGGATTCCAATTTTCGTGACCGGCCCATGGTTCGTGCTGTGGTATTCTAATCATAAATTTTGCTTTTAGTGCTTCTATTGCTTCTGTTGCCTCGATTGCTTCTGGACTTGGTTCTGCAGAAGTTGCTTCTGCTGCGTCTGGGCCATTCATATGAATTACACTTGCAGTTTCATAATGTCCAGAAGATCTTATATTACTAGTGCCTCCTGAAGTGAGTCTTAAATCTCCTCCAGACTTTTGATGATTTACCCCAGTTGCTGTGAGTTTCATATCGCCGCCGCTATATCCGGCAAAACCTGCGGATCCTGTAAGATTGAGATTATTGTTTGCTATAATGTTGATATCATTTTGTGCAGTTTGGAATAGATCATTTGCAACAAGAACATTTTTATCATTGTTTACTTGTGTAGTCATATCATTTTCTACTAGAATATTTTTGTCATTCAGTACCATTGTTTTCATATCATTAGTTACGTGTATATCAAAATCATTTCTTACAGTAATTTTACCGTCAACTCCTACAAGTAAATCGTAGTTAATTGCTACACTTGTATTCATATTGTTATTGACTAAAAAATTAACATCTCTTCCTGCTTCAAAATTTATATCTCTGTCAGCATTGAAATTGAAATCATTTTCAGTATGAAAACTAATACTATCTTTTGCATAAACATCTAGTTTACCATTACTAGACATTTCAATCCATGCGGTACCTCTGCTGTTATTGATATAAATCAAATCTTCGCTAGTATTAATCATAATTTGAGCACCTGTACGTGTCCTCAATTTAATCATTTCGTTAGCAGGTCTTTCAACATCGCCACCTTTTTGGCTTGCTTCTTTATTAATATATTCATAAGGAGTATCTGCAGGCGATCCGGCACGTAAAAACTTATCGTCTCCGTCGTCTATAACTATACTGCTGCTACCTAATCTATTTACATGCATTGTTGCACGAGATTCTTTTATTCCAACGTTTCCTTGAGGTGATCCGCCACGTTTGTCTAAAGGCCCTGGACTACTAAATCCAACTACTGCACTTGGAAATTCACGTTGAGCACTTGTTGTTGTAATACCTCGTATATCGTCTTCAACTAAACCTTGTTCAACTAATGCAGCAACCATGTCTTCGTTGACAGGTCTTTTATATTTTATTAAATTATTTGTTTGAGGCTTAGTAATTTTTTTATTATATTCGCCTGCGGGCAATCTTTTGCCTTTATACTTAGAAGGAACTGGGCCGCTTAATTGTTCTGTGCTGGCTTGTCCACTAGGAACCATAAACGTCATACCTCTCTCAGGTATACAACCAAACCAGTACCCGAACTCACGGCTACCTTCTACAAATGTGCAAAGAACTAACGTTCCTGGATCAGGAGGAACGCCCCACCATCCATAACTTTTTTGTGTGTTAGCATAATTGTCATTTTTTCCTAAGTGTTGAGCGCCTGTTACTCCATAAAAAGGACTTGCATAATACACAATCGTTGTTTGTCCTAAGGTTTCTCCTATGCTACCTGCTTCAGTAGTTTTTAAAAGTTCAACTTCTAATCCACCTAAATAATAAGGATCAGCATGTTTTATAACTCTAGCAATATAAGGTCCTGAAGAAAACTTTTCTTGGCCAGGATCAATATTACGAGTGCTTTCTGCTTTTATTTCTTCATTCATTCATTTATTCCTTATAAGGGGATGCAATTGTTTGAGTTTTTTGAGCATCTTGTATTTTAATTGCATTAGCAGAAGTTGAGAAACTAGTGTCCTCTGGTTGCCCTCTTCTACGTAACAGTCTAAGGGTTTGTCTAAATTTATTAGATTGAAAAGAATTAGTAACTTCTATAACTCTATATAGACCACTAAACATTCCTACTAAAGTTGTGTCTTCAGGAAATATAGCAGTACCTTTATCTTCGTCCATATCAAGAGGTGTTCTAAAGTTAAGTATGATATCGCACTCACTACGCTGATATTCCATCGTTCCATCTTCAGTAATATTCAGTGCAGAAGAACCTGAATTGTAATTTCCTAATCCACTATCAAATATAAAATAAGGATCTCCTACTATTTCTAACTGGACTTCTATTAAATCAATGCTGCCGCTTCCTAAAATAGTATCATGGAATTGTCTTGCCCAACGTAATTTGCTATTATCTAAGCCTGCGCCGCCGTTACCCATATTAGAACTAGTATTTGCAAATGTTTGCACACTTGACCCTGACGAACTAATAGAACCACTGTTTTCTATATCTAGTTTTAATTGTTCAGTTTTATCTGCTACCGTATTTCCTTGTGTTGATCCTGTTTTTGCGTCTAAACTGCCTTGTCCTATGTCGCTTTGTATAAACTGTCTAAATGCTCCATTGAATCTTATATCAAAATTAAGTATTTCGTTGTTTCTACCGGTGTAGATGTAATTATATTCCTTTACAGCATTTTGTCTTAATGTGTCATAACTTCGTCCAACTTGCTGAGATGATTGCAGATGACTATGATGGACTTTATAAGGAACAACTTTATAATGATAAACTTTTGCATTTTCTCCAAATACATTTTCTTGATTTGCATTTGGCTTAATATATGTTTCTGCATCAATTTTAAACCATTCTATCATACCATTTTCATCAGGACTTCTTTCTTTTAAGGATTTTGCCCATTGACTTGATAAAATAACCTTCTCAATAACTCTTGTAGTTTTTGTTCCTGCAGGAAATTGAAATACTCTTTCGTCATTACTAATTACATTTTTTGCTCTAGTCATAACTTTATTTTTTTGATCATAAACTTGACCAGTTTGAACATAAGGGGCTTGCCCAGGTTCTGTAAAACTTTGTATAATTTTTGCTCTTCCTAATGAGTTTACTGATGCTGGATCTTGTGCAATACTTGCTAAATTTGAGCCTATGTTGCTTTTTGTTAAAATTTGCCCAGTAATCATACTTAAAAAAGATTCAAAGTTTTGTGGAGCCTGTGCGCCCAAAAATCCGCTTATATTTTGGAACAATCCCTGTGTATTTCCAGTTTTAAAATTAGTAAGAGCACCACCGAGTGCGCCTCCAAGAAGACTACCTGTGCCACCGCCGCCAAAAACACCGCCTAATGCACCTCCCAATGCTGCCTGTCCAATATTATTATTTCCGTTTAGTGCTCCACCAATCACTCCGCCTATTGCTCCAGTTACAACATTACCTAGTAAACTTCGTTTTCGTGATCCTCTTGTTGCTCCAACACCAGTTGATGAACCTGTTGTACTTGCTGGATTTTCTTTTGTTGCAACATCATTTGGAAATGTTATAACAATTTCATCTGCTTCGCTCAAATTATTCAATTGTCTAAGTTCTTCTAACCTACCATTTATTATAGTTGTTAAACTCTGTTCGCCTGTTTGTAATAATTCAACAATAGTAGATCCTTTAATTGCTATTTCACTGTTTAAACCTTGAATATCATCACCAAATGCCTGTTCATTCCAAGGCATTGCTTCTACATTGTAATTTGTACCTTCTGTAGTAATATCAAATTCAATATTTGTTAACTTGATTGGAAAATCTCTACGTAAGTACTCGCCTGTTTCTGTAACAAGTACATCTCCATCATCATCATATCCAACAAATTCAACACTTAACATAAAAGGTGCAGCAATATAATTTTGATAACCGCTTGCAGTAGCAGCAATTTGTAAGGTTTGCATAAACAAGCCCATACTATACGGTTCTAACAACGTAAATGAGAAATAATTAGCGTTTGTTGTTCGACTTTTTAAATTTGGACTGACTAAACTTTCAATATTAATATCATCGATAAAAAATTCTAAATTACCGCCAATTGCATCTTCATAAAACGTTGTAACCTTGTTTTCTCCAGAGCCTCCAGATCTACAAATTATGTTCGAAGGACCGTTTTTCCTGTAAGTTTCTGCAGGAACTGATAATTCGTCGTTAGTTAAACACGAAAGAGTCCAAATACAATTATAACTTGCAAATTGATGAAGTATATTTTCTTCAATCATTAAACCCCGAGGTCCTCTCTAATGTTAGATTGTTTAGGTAGGTATATGCTTCTTCCAGGTATAAAGTCAAAAATTGGATCTTTAATAACATCTATGTTTCTGTTTGCAAATACCCACCATAATTTACTCGATCCATACAAATCATAAGCCAATAAATCAGGTCTGTATGTATATTGTGTTTCTATTTGGTATAAAATGTCATCATCTTCAGCAGTTATGCTACGTATATTTAAAATATCTAAATATCCTGCTTTGTTCATTGGTGTAAAAGCATAAGGACTAGATTTTGTGTAATTTGCCATTAAATAAATCCTTTATCAGTTAAATCGCCGCTTATAAATCTATCAAGACTAAATGATGCAACTTTTCTTCTACTGTAAATAGGTTTGACTGTAATGCTTAGTGTGCTCATAGTAGGTACCATTTGATATTTTGATCCAAATATATCAAACGTATTGTTCATTACAGGCACTTCAATATAATCTACTTGATTATTTAAATCAATTGTAAATGTTGTCACTACTACAGGCACATTATTCAAAACGTAATCTCCGTAACCGTTTAATTTTACAATCGGTGGTGGAGCGCCTCTTTCACTACTTTCTCCATAAAACATTTTTGTAACACTTCTAAAATAATGTACTGCTGCTAGCCAATATTGTCCGTCTGTGATATTTTGTACAGGAAATTCACCTGTAATGTTAATATCTTCTGTACGACTATTAACATATTCCGGAAAAGGATAATTATTATGTACAGGATCGGCTGAACCGTAGTTTGCAGTTGAAACTAATGTTATATTAGGAGTTACAGGAAAAACAACTTGAAAATCTGTTCTTTGCAAAGGAGATAACACTGGACTTTGCCTAAATGTGCTTATAGTAGGCACCGAAAGTTTAACACGCCAATCATTGCCATAACTATCCGTAGTTACAAATTTTGCATCTGTTGTAGTTTTTTGTAAAGGCTCGGCACCAGGACTTCCAGACCATCTTCTTAAACGTCCAAACTCATTTGGATTATTAGTAAAATCAGATATAGATTGTTTATTTTGTTTTGAAATAGTTTCAGATCCAGTGTTTTTTGGAACTGATTGAAAGGGATTGTTAACCATGGTATACTCCTACATAGTATTTAGTTGACAAAATTATCTACGTATATTATAATAAGTTAAAGGAGCCTTAAAAATGGCAAGAAAAGTAAATTATTTAAACAACAAAGACATGTTAGCAGAAATACATAAATCTAAAGCAACATTTTGTAGTTATGTAGCACCCGAATATGCAAATTACGATATCATTTTAACCGATATAGATAAGATAAACATACGAACTATAGCAGAAGCAAAGCGTAATAAAGCAAAAAAACTAGGAACTCAATCCTACGAAGCCGCAAAGGCTTCTGGTAAGAAGGTTAAACAAGCAGAATTTGAAGTTGATTATAGAACAATGGAGAAAACGGACCTTATTTTCCGTATTATGACATTTGATCATATTCCAGAAGAACCAGGACGCAAGAAAAATCCTAAAACAGTTGCAGATCACAAAACTAAACTAAACTTTCCTCCATTTCAACATTATAAGTTTGATGACAATGACAATTTAGTGTGTGTAGGCAAAAGTCACTGGGAAGGTGGCATGGAAAATGGCTATTTCAATAAAACTCACGGTAAAGCAACTAATGAACTTGCTCGTATGTGGATGAAACTATGCGATCGTTATGCCACAAGAGGCAATGTACGTGGTTACACTTACAATGACGAGATGAAAGGACAGGCAATACTGCAACTTGCACAAATAGGCCTACAATTTGACGAATCAAAGTCAAATAATCCATTTGCTTACTATACAGCGGCAGTTACAAATTCATTTGTGCGTGTAATTAACATAGAAAAACGTAATCAAAACATAAGAGACGACATTCTCGAAATGAATAACATGGATCCATCGCATACAAGGCAACATGCCGGCGAATGGGAAGCAGCACAGCGTAGAGAAAACGCAAATAAAGGTTGATCTTTACAGTATTCTCCATTATACTGTACTAGAAGTGGAGTATCCTATTGTTTAAAAAAGCAGCAGTATTTACTGACATACATTTAGGTATGAAAGGCAACAGTCGTGTCCATAATCAGGACTGCGAGGACTATATCAACTGGTATATCGAAACAGCAAAAGCAAATAATTGCGAAACAGGCATTTTTTGCGGCGACTGGCACCATAACAGGAACAGTCTCAACCTTACAACTATGGATACAACCATACGATTGTTGGAGAAACTGGGCGAATCGTTTGAAAAGTTTTATATGTTTGCTGGTAACCACGACTTGTACTACAAAGACAAGCGTGATGTTAAGTCAACTGAGTTTGCCAAACACATTCCTAATGTAACAGTGGTAGATGAGATACAAGTTATTGAAGATGTAGCACTGGTTCCGTGGTTAGTAGGTGATGAATGGCGCCGTATGGAGAAGATACAAGCCAAATACCTGTTTGGACACTTCGAACTACCAAGTTTCTATATGAATGCTATGGTGCAGATGCCAGATCACGGTGAACTAAAGTCAGAACACTTCAAGAACCAAGAGTATGTGTTCAGTGGACACTTCCACAAGCGGCAGAAGCAGGGCAAGATCCATTATATTGGTAATGCTTTCCCACATAACTATGCAGATGCGTGGGATGATGACCGTGGTATGATGATATTGGACCGTGAGAACAATGCAGAACCAGAGTACGTCAACTGGCCAGACTGTCCTAAGTACCGTACAGTCAAGTTATCACAGTTGATTGATGAGAAAGACACACTTATCAAGCCAAGTATGTACCTAAGAGTAACACTAGATATCGACATTAGTTTCGAAGAAGCAACATATATCAAAGAAACATTTATTGAAACATATAATTGTAGAGAAATTACACTTATTCCGCAAAAACACATTGAAGAAATTAATACAGACTTGGATATTGAACAATTTGAAAGTGTAGACCAGATTGTTAGTAACGAGATTCAAGCAATTGATAGCGAACAGTTTAATAAGAAACTGTTATTAGACATATACAACGAGTTAGTATGATAAAAATTAAAGACCTAACAGTAAAAAACTTTATGAGTGTGGGTAATGTTACCCAAGCAGTTGACTTCAACAAGGAGCAACTCACTCTAGTGCTTGGTGAAAACTTAGACCAAGGAGGTGACGACACCGGATCACGAAACGGTACAGGTAAAACAACGATAATCAATGCATTATCCTACGCCTTGTACGGCCAAGCACTGACCAACATCAAGAGAA